CCCCCTCCGCTCTGAAGAATTCTTGCGGAGGTGAACACCAACCGTTGGGGAAGGAGTGCGTTAAATGTCCTCGGGATACGTAACAACAAATCTTGGGCGAAAGCCCGACGTGGTTAAGAGTGATCTTAGCCCCGTCTCCGTTGATCTTTCCGCATATAATCCATTGTGGAAATTCAGCGTGAATGATTTTGCGTTTCGTAATCCCATCACTTCATTTCGAAGTGGACCGTCGTACGACCGAGAAGTTAGGAAACCCGGTGCCATATTTGGCAGTGAGAATCTTAACGAGGTCCTTGCCTCGGAAGCTGGCGATATTGGACATGAGTTTTCGTGTCGGAAGGTTACTCGTTTTTCGGGTAACACTTTCTCACGCAGACCATCTCCTATTGCCAGTCCCTTCTGGGACAAGTTCACGAACCCTATTCAGATGCTTTTCACTCATCCGAGTGGACCGGATCTGAACTCAAACTGGTGGGTCGATCGAGTTAATAGCTCGTCAGACTGCCAGTATGGGTTTGCGAAGTCGGACTCTGACTTGGTCACGCTTGGTATCTCCTTTATTAAGGAGACCAATCCAATTCAGAGCCAGGTCAATCTACTGTCTTCGATCGCGGAAGCGCTAACAAACGGCGCTTTACTCCCAGAACTTCTTGGGAAGTCGATCGTAAGTAGTGCCATTGATCCTCGTAAACGGAGGGATATTATTCGTAATCTAGGTGGAGAGTATCTGAATTATATATTCGGATACAAGCCCCTAGCGGATGATATCGCCAAAGTTGGAGTGCTCATTGACACTGTCAACGGCTTAGTTGACCAGTGGATTAAGGACAACGGCACCATCGTGAGGCGCCGTCGCAAGATCCCAGGTCAGTGGCAAGCAGATAGTAATCGAGAATTTTCTTTCGATTACTCTAGCTGCTCTGGAGTTGCACATTGGTTTTCAATCCCTGGCCGAATCACTGGCCAGCCCAATGTTCAATTCCCAGGTTTCAACGACAGTAATACTGCTCGTTCGAACATGTCGCTGAAGGGTCTAACGGCTACGCGCGTAAGCAGTGAACTTACGTTCTCTGCTGGCTATTACTATGATTTCTCGAGCTTATACCTCCCCGCTGAGGGAGGGTCCGCCGCGGATCTCATGCATAGCTCAGCGCTTCGTGAGGACTTGACGAGGATAGCCTTCGGGCTAGACTCATCTTCAATCGTCACAGCGCTGTACGACGCTACACCGTTCTCCTGGCTCGTTGACTGGTTCACGAAAATTGGCGATTCTCTCGACAATTTTCGTGGTCTCCAGGCACGAGGCGTGCAACTGAGATGGGGATACATAGCCGAAACGGTTATCCGTGAGTCGTATTATGAATACGCTCTCACTTGGAA